GCAACAATTACTGCAGCATTTACAAGTGGAGGTATAGTAACTTATACCGCAGCAAATACATTTCTTGCAGGAGAAACAGTATCTATATTTAACGTAGTTTCAACTGGAAATACTGGAGGATTTACGGGTGCGGGATTTAACTTAGCATCAGCAACAATTGCATCAGCAACATCAACTCAATTTACAATTGCAAATGCTTTGTCAGATACATATACATCAGGCGGAACTGTAACAACAACTACTGGTGGAGATATATTTCAAGTTTTAGATTCATCATCTACTCAATTATTTAAAGTTACCACTAATGGACCAAGTGCACCTAGTTTTTCTGCAACTAGTAGTGGATTTACTCAACAAAGTGCAGGTATAGCGCTTATACAAACAAATGGCCTTGTAATTGAAGGTAATGGTACCAGTGGATGGATACGTCCATTTGTTGGAAATGGAACTGTTAGAATAACTACGAATGGAAATACTGGTGTAGTTTTAACTGTAAATCAAGCTACAGGCGGTGGAACAACAGATCTTACACAATGGACAAATCAAACAAATACCGTATTAGCAAAAGTTGATTATGCTGGAAACATAACTGCTCCAAACTTACAATTAGATATACAATCAATAGATAATTTGTATTACAAGTTTGACGGAATTGAAAGTAGATTTCCTCTTACCTGGCAGGGCGTTTTGCAATCAATAACTAACCCATTTAGGCTTTTGATAACCCTTAATGGTATAATTCAAAGTGTAAGTTTACCAGAATATGTTTGGGGAACCCCGTTCAGTTATGATGGACTTATACTAGATTCAGATGGATATATGTCTTTTTCTGAAGTCCCGCCAGCAGGAACTACTTTTGTAGGCAGGATTGAAGCGGGAAGCGCAGTATCATCAACAACATATTCTTATCCATTTAAACCAATGGACATTTTACTAGGAGCGTACTAATATGGCAAGAAAGATTCTACTTGAAACAAGCTATGCATTTAATCCAGCAACAAGGACTGTGGTTATTCCTAGAATTATTACAAGAGAACGTCTTGTTCTTATAACTAACGTAACGGCCAATAAGGTAATATACAATTTTTCAGATCCGTCCCTCTTAGCATCATCATATGCAACATACGGAGATTCATCAACATTTTTTCAAGTAACAGCCGCATCTGGCTCAGGAACTGCTGCAACATATACAACATCTGCAGCACATGGTTTTATAGTAGGACAAACAGTAACAGTTACTGGTGTTACACCATATGCATATAACATAGTTGGAACAATCGCTTCTGTTCCTACAACTACAACATTTACTGTAACAACAAATGCGGCTGGAACCTATGTATCTGGTGGACTTGTAGCAATTAACGAAAATACAGTTGTAACATTAAACTATAATACAACAGCTATGGCAACTACAGATAAGTTGCAAATTACAATTGACGAATATGCAGAAAAGTTTGAACCATCACAGGAAATGACTGATCCAGTTGGTAAGCTTAGAACATCTCAACCACAAGCTCTTGTTGATACAGATTTTGAATATTCATCTCAGGTTTCTAAATGGGAAAACCTTGGATTAATGAATAACCGTCCATTTGCTTATGCATTTGTGTTTAACTCACTTAATACTTTAGATATTCAAACTGCAGCGGCAGGAACAAGAGCAACTACTGTTTATACAAACGCTTCTATTATAACTACAACATCTGCGGGAGCATTTGGAAATGGTACAACAGCTCAATATACAACATCTGCTACACATAACCTATCAGTGGGACAATTAGTTGTAGTTACAGGATTAACTGCTACAGGTGGTTCATATAATACTACTGTTGCAACTCCCGTTTTATCAACACCTACACCAACATCATTTATTATTGCAAGCAATGGAACAGGTGCAGCAACAGGTACAGGAAACGTTGTATATAATATTGCACCAGCTCCAGGATCTCCTATTGTTGTATCAGATACATTTTCTCCAGCATCAATTGGTAACTATATAGTTGAAACAAACCCAACAGCTTCTATTACTGCAATTTCTGCAGGAACTGGAACACAGGTTACATATAATACAACAACTCCTCCACCAGTTGGATCAGCAGTAGTTATTACAGGTGCTGGAACAGCAGGAGCTAACGGAACATTTATTGTTCAGTCAATAGTTGCAGCAACTTCATTTACTGTAAATAATACTACAACTGGTATTACAACATCTACAGCATCTGCATCTATACCTTCTGCACTTACATATTCAGCAAAAGGCCCAACTCCAACAATTTGGGCATCAACATCTATTTTTGATACATATAAAACACAAGTACAAGCAGGAACATATTTTACAAATGCTTCAATAACTGCTGGAACAATAACAGCTCCAACAATGGCATACAATACAAATACAGGTGCTGTAACTGTTACAACAACAGTTCCCCACGGTTTAGCACTTGGAAATGAAATTGCAGTTGTTGGAACAACAGGTTTATCTGGAACAATTAACGGTAATTATCATGTTGCTACAATTGTTACACCAACACAGTTTATATATTATGCTACAGCAGCACAAACAGGTACTCTTTCAGTATCTCCAACCGCTACAACTTCAACAGGTTTAACGGGATCAAACATTATTACAGTAGCATCAGCTACAGGATTATCATTAGGTATGACAGTGTTTGCAGCAACTGGTATTCCTAATGGTTCAATAATTAAAGATATTCAAGGTACAGTAATTACATTAAACAATAATTTAACTGCAGCTTTATCTTCAACATCAACAACATTCTATGCATCAATATTTGCACGTAATCAAGCTCAGGTTACACACCGTGCTTTTGATGGTGGTGTTATGTTCTCAACAAATAGTGGTTCAAATAACGTAGCTCAAGTTCGTCAAACACGTCGTTATTTCCGTTATCAATCAGGTAAGGGCATTCAAATATCGTCTGGAACAATTCTTAAGCCAACATTTGGAATTGATTCTTTAACATCTTCTGGTACAACTGTAACGGTAAAAACAAAAGAACGTCATGGATTACAGCCAGGATATCAAGTAACAATTTATGGTGCTAACGAAAATGGATACAACGGTACATTTACTGTTGCAAACGTAACATCATTAACAGACTTTACTTATGTAGCATCTATTACTCCACAAGCAGCAACAGCTTCAGGTCAATATTATGTAGCAGTAAATGCTTGGAACGGTGCGTTTAATCGTTTAGGAATGTTTGATCAGCAAAATGGTGTTTTTTTTGAATTTGATGGAATAACATTATATGCAGTTCGTCGTAACTCTATTTTTCAATCAGCGGGACGTGTAAGCGTTACACAGGGTTCAAATACAGTAACACAAACAAGCACAGCATATCCAACATCATTTAATAAGCAATTGGTTCCAGGAGATTTTATTATTCTTCGTGGACAATCATATAAAGTTATTGATATTGCTTCAGATACATCTTTAACAATCCAGCCATCATATCGTGGAAATACAGCTACAAACGTAATTGTTTCTAAGACTGTTGAAACAAGAATTCCACAATCTGCATGGAATATTGATAAGCTTGACGGAACAGGCCCATCAGGATACAACTTAGATCTTACAAAGATGCAAATGTTTTATATTGATTATTCTTGGTATGGTGCAGGTGCTGTACGTTGGGGCTTCCGTGGTCCAAAGGGTAATATTATTTATGTACACAAATTAGCAAATAATAATCAAAATGCTATGGCTTACATGCGCTCAGGAAACCTTCCAGGTCGTTATGAATCAGAAACTAAGCCAGCGGTAACTCAAATACAAGCAAGCGTTGGAACAGCTGATACAACAATTACAGTTGCAAATACAACGGGATTTTACGCAGGATCTGCAACATTGCCAGGAACTGCAGTGATTAGATCTTCAGCGGCATATGAATACTTTAATTACACTGGTATAACTGGTAATACATTTACTGGTGTTACTCGTGCACAATCAGGCGCATTGGCTGCAGGTGGTGTTGCAATTACAATTGCAGCAGGTTCAAATATTGCAACAATTGCTTCAGCAGCAGGTCTTCAGGTTGGACAAAGAGTTGTACATCCAACATTCCCAGATGGAACAAAAATTGAATTAATTTCTGGAACAACTTTAACATTATCTGCAGCGGCAACAACTGCAAACCCTACAGTTTACTTCCCACCAATGGGTGCTACAACAGGAACAGCATTTACATATTCTGCAACTACACCAGTAGTTGTTGAGCAAGCATTTCCAACATTTGGACCTACAATGTCACACTGGGGTACATCTGTTATTATGGATGGTCGTTTTGATGATGATAAGTCACTTCTCTTTACTTATGGTCAAGTTACACCTACCGTCCTTGCACCAGCGGGTGGTACAACAGCAACAGGTTCTACATCAGGATCTTCAACTTCTGTAACATTATCTGCAGCAAATACAAACGTAGTTGCTGGTATGTATGTATCTGGAACTGGTGTTCCTGCAAATACATATGTTGCATCAGTACAATCAGGTACAGCAATTACATTAAATAATGCGGTATCGCTTTCATCCGCTGCTCTAACATTTGCGGGAGCTACAACAAAAGCATTATTCTCAATTCGTATCTCACCTTCAGTAGATACTGGTATTGCAGATTTCTTTGGTCGTCGTGAATTAATTAATCGTATGCAGCTTGTGTTTAAAACACTTGATATTTCTCTACTTGGTACAACTTCAGGTAACGTGTTCGTACAGGCTATTTTGAATGGAGTTCCATTCAATCCAACAGCAAACACATATGCAACTTGGACAAACCCAGTAAGAAACGCTGTATCTTCACCAACATCCTCACTTGGTCAAATTGCTGACTTTGCTGGTGGTAACTATATTATTCAGGGTGGTGAAACAACAGGTGGATTCTTTGTATCAACAACTGGTTCAAATGAAATTAACACACTTCGTGATTTAGGTAATGCCATTACAGGTAATGGAACCCTATATTCAAATAATAATATTTATCCAGATGGTCCCGACGTTCTTACAATTGTTGTAACTAACGTAGGTACTACAGCTCAATCAGTACTTGGACGTGTTGCTTGGACAGAAGCCCAAGCTTAATAAAAAGCGGGGGAGGTTCTAAATGGCTTTAGACAAATTAAAGTATACATATCAAGATCCTGCCAAGGTATCTGAATTAAATGTTGATGACGTATTAAACGTAACTAATACTATAAATACAACTAATATAAATACAACTAACGTTAATTCTAAATCTCAAATTATATCTCCAGTTGCATCAAGCATTGGTTTAACTTTAAAAAGTGCAACACTACCAAATTCTGATTTAATGCAATTACAAGATAACGTAGGATCAATAAAATTTGGAATAAACTCTGCAGGAAATATATACTCTGGAACTGGACCAACATTTGCAATTGGAAATACAAACTATATACTTTCTAGTGCTATAGCAACATCTTCAACTACTGCAACTTTTGTGTATGCTTTAGGAACTCAACCTTTATTTGTTGGACAACAAGTTCAAATATCATCAGTAACACCTAATTATTTTAATGGAGTATGGACGGTAACATCAGTATCTGGTGGTCCAAATCAATGGTTATTTACAGTATTAGGATCAGGATTTACTCCAGGCGGTGTAGGAACGGGATTTGGAATATTAAGGCCAAGTCCTCAATTAAGCATAACATCAACCAATGCATTAAATACACCATTTGTAATTCAAGCACACCCTTTGCAAAATGCTAACCTTATTGAATTTTTAGGTACATCTGGATCAAGAGTAGGATATGTTTCTGCTTCTGGAAACTTATTTTTTTCTGGAAATATGAATGTGCAAGGAACTTCATTTCTTACTGTTATTGCTGATCAAACTGCAACAAGTGCACAGATAACTCCTGTTGGAAATTCAATAAGTACATATAATTCTAGCGGAGTTAGAATTCGTGCTCTTGGTTCAAATCAACAAGCATTAACAGTAAGATCAACAATAAGCACAGCTACAATTTCAGCTGCAACTGCAAACGGAACAACTATTACTTATACAAATAACAATTCACAATTTTTTTATCCTGGAATGGGTGTAACAATCACAGGAGTTGTTTCTACTGGAAATCCAAGTGCTACAGCAGGATCAGGATTTAATTTAACAAATGCAACAGTTGCAAGTGCTAACTTAAGTACATTTACAGTAACAAATAGTTTAGTAGACACTTATACTTCTGGTGGACTTGCAACAGCAACAACTACTGCAGACATTCAACAATGGCAAGATAGTGGTGGCGGAACAATTGCAAAAGTAACCTATACTGGTGGAGCACAATTTACTGGAAATACAGTAATATCTGGTGGATTATCAGTATCTGGTAATTATGGTGGATCCACCACAATGGCTATTTCTAATAATCAAAATATCATTGGACTTACAATATCAGGTATTAATGGTCAAACCGCAGATCTTCAACAATGGAGAGACTACTTAGGAACTAATTTAGTTGCAGTTAATTCTTCTGGAAGTATATATTCTCCTTCTACAGAACTTATTTTGCAACAAACAGGAGATACTTATGGCACAACAAGATTACGCCTTCAAAGCCGTACGGGATTAAGTGGTGCTTTATTTGAAAATGCAGGACTAGACCTAGTTGATTTTGGTTTTAAAACTTCTTCTAACGTTACAGGACTTATTCGATATGAAAATAGAGTTGGTTTTACCGTATCGGGTGTTTCAGAATTTCAAATAGGCACAGGTGGCACAATAGCTTCTACTCCTCTTGCAATTACAGGAACCAATGTTGCAAGCTCTACGGGAAGAGTAATTGTTAATTCAACAGGTGCTTCTATTATTCCGCTTACAGTAAAAGCAGCAACAGCTCAAAGTGCTAATTTAACACAATGGCAAGATTCTACTGCAAATCCTATTTCTGCTATTTTGTATAATGGATCAATATCAATTTCAAGAACAGCCGCTTATTATTTTAACAACGGAACAGTTGGAAATGAAAGAGCAAACATATCTTCAAATTCAAATAATGAATTAAGTTTTCAAATTACAGGTGGTAGTGAAGTAGCACATTTTTACGCTGGAACAAGCCCAACAAATGCAATTGTATTTAATAACGTAAGCGGATATGCAACAGCAAATGTTTTTGTAATTAAAGGTGCAGGTGGGCAAAGCGGAGATTATTTACAAATACAAAATGGAAGTGGTACAGTTCTTTCTAAAATAGATAATGTGGGCAATTTTACTAAAGGCGACGGAGACCAATTGGTCCTAGCAAGCCAGGTTTTTTAAGAAATAATGATATACTATAGTAATAACAAGGAGATATAAATGGCATCATATAGCAAAGTACAACTTTCAGGGGCTTCTCAAGGACTCCCCGTTTTAGTAGCAGCAACAGCTTCTACAGGTACAACAATTCATACAACTGGTACCTCATCTACAGCAATTGACGAAGTTTGGTTATATGCTTATAACTCATCTTCTGCAGCTGTTCTTTTAACAATTCAGTATGGTGGAACAACTTCTCCACTTAATGATATTAAGATTACAGTACCCTCACAATCAGGTTTGACTCTTATAGTCCCTGGCTTAATTTTGACGGGAAATGGATCAGCAGGAGCTTCAGTATATGCATATGCAGGTACAACTAACGTAGTTACAATTTCAGGTTACGTAAACCGTATAGCATAAGGGGTAAACTATGAAACAGTTTTTACCCAGAGGTGAAGTAAGTTCTCAAGTTAGTACATGGCATCCATCGTCTAATTCTTCAACTCCCGCATCAAATACACATTTTATTTTACCTTATGGTTTAACTCTTCAACAAACAATCAACGCTGGAACCACATCAGTCACAATCCCTGCTGGTATTACTTGGGTATATGCAATTGCGGTTGGTGGCGGAGGTAGCGGTGGTTATGCATCGGGAGGTGCAGGTGGTATCGCTTGGGGTTGGACTCTTTCTAATTCAACTTGCGTAGTTGGTGCTGGTGGTACTGGTGCAAACTCAGGTAACTACACTCGTTACGGAAATGTAATTGCAGGTGGCGGCGGTGGTGGCTCAGGTGGAACTGGATTTTTAGGTGGTGCTGGGGGTAGCGCTGTTGCTGGTGGAACTAATTATTGGGGAATCCCCGCTGGTGCTGGTGGCACTACTAGTATAAAAGGCGGTAATGGTTCAGGCGGCGGCGGTGGTGGTAATGCTGCAAACGGCGGAACAGCAGGCAATGGTGGAGATGGAATTTCAGGCGGCGGCGGTGGTAGCGCAACAGTAGGTGGTGGTGCTGCAACTAATACTGCTGGCAATGGTGGTAATGGTTTAGCAGGTGGGGGTGGTGGTAGAGCCGCTTCTGGTACAACAACAAATGTTGGCGGCAATGGTGGCAACGGAATAAACATTTTGACGGGTGCTGTAACAACAGGTGGTGTTGGTACAACCAGCGCAACGCAAGGTACTGGCGGCGGTGGTGGTGGCGTTGCAGGTAATGGTGCTGCAGCAGTAACGACAACTCCTGGCGTTGGTGGCCTAGGCGGCGGCGGCGGCGGCGGAAGTGCTGGTGGTGGCGCAAATGGCGGCGCAGGAATACTTTACCTTTTTTATTAGGAGAAAAAAATGAGCGTATCTATATATAACAATTCATCTTTTACTGATACACCGTATGGACTCAAGCTACAACAAACTATAACATCTAGCGGATCAGTAGTCATACCCGCTGGAATTAATCGTGTGTACGCAGTTGTTATTGGCGGCGGCGGTGCTGGTGGCTCTAATGCAACTGGTGGAGCAGGCGGCGGCGGTGCTGGTGGATATTCTGCTGGTTGGACTTATATTTCAAATACTGTGACTGTTGGTGCTGGTGGCGTTGGTACTTCAACTACTGGCGGCGCTGGTGTTGGCGGCGGTTCAAGTATTTATGGAATGGTATTTGCTGGTGGTGGTTCAGGAGCAGTTAGCGCTATTATTGGTGGTGCTGCTGGGGGAGCAACAAACGCATCAGGAACATCATCAACCATTTCTTATACAGGCGCACCTGCTGCTGGTCCAAATACAATTGGTTATGCTGGTGGTGGTGGTTCAAACTTTGTTGGAAACCCTGGCGTATCAAGTGGCGGCACTATTGGCGCATCAGGAACTACTGGTGGACAAAGTGGCGCTCCTGGAACTCGCGGAATTATTTGTGGCGGTGGTGGTTCAGCAGGAACAACAGGCGTTGGTACAGGCGCTAACGGCGGTACAGGCGATTTTTATGCTGGCGGTATTGGTTCATCAGGAACAGGAACATCTTTTGGTGGCGGTGGTGGTGGTGCAGGTTATACAAGCGCAGGATTTAATGCTGGTTATCCCGCAGGAACTTCAACTGGTGCGTTAAATGATGGCGGCAAAGGCGGCACAGGTGGTGGCGGTGGTGGTGGTGCTTCTACTGGCGGTACTGCTGGATCAGGCGGGGATGGAGTTGTTTTCTTATATTATTAAGAAAACAAAATATAAATGGCTAACTCATTTGAACGTGGATTATCAGGATCTCAAGTATCACAATGGGCTCAAAATGATACAAATACCCCACTAATAAATACATCTTTTATAACCCCTTATGGTTTAAAGCTTCAACAAGTTATTACATCAAGCGGATCGGTTACTATTCCCGAAAATATTACATTTGTTTATGCAATATGTGTAGGCGGCGGTGGCGGAGGTGGTTGGTATGGCTCAGGTGGCGGTGGCGCAGGAGGAATTGCTTGGGGTTGGACTATTGCAACTTCTAGTTGCATTATAGGTTCTGGTTCAATAGCTGCAGTAAACACAGTTTCTGTTCCAGCAGTTGGTGGCTATACACGTTATGGAAATATAATAGCAGGCGGCGGCGGAGCTGGTGCATACAATGGTTTGGGTAATGCAATAAATGGATATCTTGGTGGTGGCGGCGGCGGCGGCGGTACAGGGCAAGGTGGAGGATTTGGTTCTAATGGTAGTACAAATTATTGGGGAATACCAGGAGGAAGTTTAGGAAATTCATCAATATTAAAAGGTTTTCCTGGTGCAGGTGCTGGAGGTGCATATGCAGTTTATCCATCAACTGGTGCTAGTGGCGGTGATGGTATTTCAGGAGGAGGCGCTTCTCAAACTGGTACTGCAAATACTGTTGCTTTTAATGGTGGCAATGGCTTAGCAGGTGGCGGTGCAGCTTTAGGTACAGCAACTGTAGCAGGTGGAATTGGAGGAAAAGGAATTAATATAGCTACAGGAGCTATTACAACAGGTGGCATAGGTTCGCTTTTTGGTGTATCTGGAGCAGGTGGCGGAGGAGGAGGAACTGCTGGTAACGGAGTAAATGCATCAGGATATCTTGGCGGCGCAGGAGGTTTAGGCGGAGGCGGTGGCGGATCAGGAAATACAGTAGGAGGTGCAGGCGGAAATGGAATTCTTTATCTTTATTATTAGGAGTTATAAATGACAAATGTATTTGGAAAAAATAAATCAAGCACACAAGTGTCTAATTGGCATGTTGCTAATAGTAGTAATACTCCTGTATCATTTACATCTTTTGTAAATCCATATGGATTAAAATTACGTCAAACAATAACATCTAGCGGATCAGTTACAATTCCCGCCGATATTACTTTTGTATATGCAATATGTGTTGGTGCAGGAGGAACTGGTTTTTATTCAGCAGGTAGTTATGGAGGAGGCGCAGCAGGCGGCATATCTTGGGGTTGGACTTTAGCAACAAATTCTTGCGTAATAGGTGCTGCAACAGTTGGCGCTGATGGCGGCTATACTCGTTATGGAAATATAATGGCAGGTGGTGGAAGAGCTAACACTGGACTTCTTGGTTCTGGCGGCGGCGGTGGTTTTTATGCTGGATCAACAAATTATTGGGGTATTCCTGGTGGTTCTGTAGGTACAGCAACATCTATAAATGGTGGAAATGGATCAGGTGGTGGTGGTGGATTTAATGGTACTACATTAGGCGGAAATGGAGGTAATGGAATTTCAGGAGGAGGTGCTGGTAGTGCTACTGCATCTGGTTCTGCAAATAATATAGGGGGAAATGGCGGAAATGGTTTAGTTGGCGGAGGCGGCGGCGGAGCTGCAAATACAACAGGTGTTCGCACAGGCGGAAATGGCGGAAATGGTTTTAATATTGCAACTGGCGCAATAACAACTGGTGGTACGGGCTCAACTGGAACAAATACAAATGGCGGCGGCGGTGGTGGCGCAGGAACTGCAGGTAATGGTGGAAATGCTTCAGGTTTAAATGGCGGTAATGGTGGACTTGGTGGTGGCGCAGGCGGCGGAGGAGTTACAGGTGGTGTTGCTGGTAATGGAATACTTTACCTATTTTACTGATATAATAAGATACAAGATGGAGATAATATGAGCGTAGATATATATTCAAATTCAAAATTTAGTGATACACCTTATGGGCTAAAATTGCAACAAACTTTTACTACATCTGGTCCTGTTACAATACCTGCAGGAATTAATAGAGTTTATGCAATTTGCATTGCAGGTGGAGGTGGAGGAAACGCTTACTCAACCAACTCTGGTAATGCAGGCGGAGGCGGCGGATACTCTGCGGGATGGACTTATGTTTCAAATACAGTAACAGTAGGTTCAGGCGGCGCAGGAGGCGTTATGTCTGGTGGCGTTAACGCAGCAGGTTCAACAGGTGGTAATTCAATTTATGGAATGGTATTTGCACTCGGCGGCGGCGGCGGAAATACTGTAACTTCTGGCGGAGCAGGGGGCGGAGGAGGTATTTCTTATACAGGTGCTCCAAGTGGTACATATAACGCAGGTGGCGGATCAAATACTCCTGGAGGATCAGGTGTTTGCGGAGGCGGTGGATCTATTAATGGCGGTGGCTCAGGTTTAACTGGCGGAGGCGGTGGTCACGGCGGCGGAGTTGGAACAAATGGAAGTGCAGGGGGTTCTGGTAATGGCGGCGCAGGTGGTACTACAGCACCTGGTGCAGGATCAGGCGGTGGAGGATTTATAGGCGCTGGAAGAAATGCTTCAACAAGCGTTGGCGGTAATGGTGGCGATGGTGGCGGCGGCGGAGGATCCGCTTATGGTGTGTCTACCGCAACAGGAGGAAGCGGCGGTAATGGCGTTGTTTATTTATACTACTAAGGAGATAAAATGGGAACATATGCAGTAATGAGCGGTAACACAGTAAGTAATGTAATAGTAACTGATGATGTAGAAGATGCATCAAATGTTTTACATGCTACTTTAATTGAATATACATCTGAGAATCCAGCAGGAATTGGATGGACATATGATCAGGAAACAGGTGCATTTACAGCACCAGAACCTGTTGAAATTGATCCAGTTCAAGCAGCAAATGATAAATTAATTGCGGCAGGATTAACTCAAGAAGAAATTGCAGCACTTGCTGCACAGGTGTCTTTACAGAACCCTACTGAGTAAGATATAATCAATAGATGAATCTAGTTCAAAGATCAGTTTCTAATGGCGGTAAATTAGCGCCATTAGTTATTTCTAAGGGTCTTACATCTGGGACGGGATTAATGAATCCCTCCATTTTTGTAGATAATAATGGAGAAATATTAGTCAATCTTAGACATGTAAACTATACGCTATATCATTCTGAGAATACCCAAAAGTTCCCATCAAGATGGGGACCTTTGTCATATCTACACCCAGAAAAAGATATGCATTTGCGTACAACTAATTACATTGTTAGATTAGATAAAGATCTTGTAATGACTGATCATACTGTTATTGATACTAGTAAATTAGATGTAGAACCTTTATGGGAGTTTGTTGGTCTTGAAGATGCCCGACTTGTTCAATGGGACGGGGATTATTATTGTATTGGAGTAAGAAGAGATACAACAACAACTGGCGTAGGTAGAATGGAATTATGTAAGATAGAGTTAGATAAAACTAATTGGTCTGCAAAAGAAATATCACGTATTAGAATTCCTGCTCCAGGAGCAGACGATTCATATTGTGAAAAAAATTGGTATCCGATTTTAGATAAGCCTTATCATTTTGTTAAATGGACTTCTCCAGCAGAGATTGTAAGAACATATCCAGAACTTCCCGCCAGATGTGAGCAAGTATCACATACTGAAAATATTAAAGTACCTGTTGATCAAAGAGGCGGTAGCCAACTAATTTGCTGGAACAACCTATACCTATCAGTAACACATGAAGTAAACTTATTCAATAATTACCTAAGTCAAAAAGATGGCATATATCGCCATAGACTATGTGTATGGGATGATGATTTAAATCTTGTTGGTATATCTCCAGAATCATTCTCATTTTTAGATGCACGTATTGAATTTGCTGCAGGAGCAGCAAGATATAATGATGACCTGCTTATATCTTTTGGTTTTCAAGATAATGCAGCCTTTGTTCTTAAGGTGCCAAATAATGTAGTTGAAGAAATGATAGCGGAGGCTTTATTAAATGAATTCAATTGAAGAGTTAATTGAAACTGTATCTCATGATATGCTCAATCCAGAACATAATTTTAATATTGCCATAAAATATGAGCAGTTAGGTCAAACTGCTTCTGCTGTTTCATTTTATTTAAGAGCAGCAGAATATGGACACAAATCTCATCCAGAAATAGTATATGCTTCATTATTAAGAATGTCTCATTGTTTTGAAGATCAATCTGGTCGGGAACATACAGTAAGCAATGTAATATTGCAAGCAATACAATACTTGCCAAATAGACCAGAGGCATATTTTTTAATGTCTAGATTTTATGAAAGATCTCAAAAATGGCAAGAATGCTATACATTTGCTGAAATAGGTTTAATGTTTGATCAAAATATTAATAGCTTGCCAGTAGATGTTGATTTTCCTGGCATATATGGCTTATTATTTGAAAAAGCTGTAGCTGGATGGTGGATCGGAAGAGAAGACGAATCATTAATGATATTTACTCGTTTGCTTGAGCAAGATGTTAGAGAAGATTATAAAAATACAATAAAATATAATCTGGAAAAAATAGGTGGAAATGTTACTGTTTGATATTGGTGCTAATAGAGGAGATGCTGTTATAGCAGGATTAAATAAAGGTTTTGATAAAATTATTGCTCTAGAGCCCGCACCTAAAATGTTTTTTATGCTTTATAATAATTTTAAAAATGATGAAAGAGTTATACCTCTTAAATATGCTGTTGCAGACTCAAATAATCAAAAGATTGAGTTTTATGAATGTGTAGAAGATGGACTTTCTACAATAGAAAAATCATGGCTTACTGGAGAAGGTGCTTTATATAAAGGTAAAGAATTTAAAATTATATCTGCAAAAACAATAACCATAGATTTACTTATAGATAAGTATGGTATACCAGATTTAGTTAAAATTGATGTAGAAGGTGCAGAGTCTCAAGTATTTGCGGGAATGACAAAAAAACCTAAGAAACTTGCTTTTGAATGGAGTTTATTTACTTTAGATCAACATATAGAGCAATTAAAAAAATTACAAGATGTTAATGGATATACAGAGTTTGCCTTACAATATATAACTTATCATCTAGATGAACCTTCAGAATACCGACCATTAACAGATTTAAATACTTTACCGCAATGGATTGAAGATACAAAACATGCTTGGAAGAACGGTGGCTGGAGAGAAGCTGGTGCTATGAGAGAAGAACCTGATGTAGGAATGATTTGGGTAAAATAATGTATTTTTTGATTAGTTTGGTATACTTATAGCACCATGTCACCTACCACAGATCATAATTTTAGATACCCCGCTTTAACTGATACTCCAAATGTGCCAAGAGATATTCAGGCATTAGCTGTTGATATTGCAGCATATATTGATGTGCACCCAGGTCCACAAGGTGTGCAAGGCACAACAGGTATTCAAGGTTTTTATGGAACACAAGGTCTTCAAGGAAGACAAGGCACCCAAGGTATTCAGGGCTTACAGGGACTACAAGGCACTCAGGGTATACAAGGCAATCAAGGTATACAAGGTGTGCAAGGTACACAAGGTGTGCAAGGTACACAAGGTGTGCAGGGCACACAAGGAACAATTGGCTTTCAGGGCACCACAGGCACACAAGGTTTGCAAGGAACAACTGGAACGCAAGGTGTTCAAGGAATTACAGGAGCAAGTGGTAGCTCTTCTTCATATTTTAATTACAAAGCAGATGCAAACTCACAAACAAATTCACAACCAGCCGATGGAAAATTAAGATGGAATAATGCAACACAAACTTCTGCCACAGCATTATATGTTAATCATTTAACAACAGATAATATTGACATTGATTTATTTTTAGCAATATTAAAAGCAGAAGATAAAATTTATGTACAAGATTCAAATAATTCTGATAATTATCAACAATTTAAAATAACTGGAACACCAAATCCAGGATCTAATACGTATGTTCAAATTCCCGTTTCTTATATTGGAGCAGGCGGAACAGGTGTTACTGGTTTTTCAAATAATTCATCAGTTGTACTTATTACATTTGCATCTGGTGTTCAAGGAACAACTGGTCTTCAAGGATCTATAGGAACGCAAGGTGTTATAGGTTTACAAGGATTTACTGGTGTACAAGGAATACAGGGTACTCAAGGTTTACAGGGAGTGCTTGGAACACAAGGAACATATATAACAAGTGCTACTGCCCCATCTTCTCCATTACAAGGACTTGGTTGGTTAAATTTAAATGATGGTCGTTTATATTTATGGAGCGGAACTGAATGGTTTGAACCATATAATAATTTAACTGGACTTCAAGGAGTTCAAGGGGTTCAAGGTGTTTTTGGTCCTTCTACAGTTCCACAAAATTCACAAACAACATCTTACACTTTAGCGTTAACAGATGTTGGCAAACATGTTTCTATAACAACAGGTGGCGTAACAGTACCATCTTCAATATTCGGTATTGGTGACAATATCATGATTTACAATAATTCATCCTCCAGCCAAACTATAACACAGGGAAGCGGTGTAACATTAAGACTTGCAGGAACTTCAAGCTTTGGAAATAGAACATTATCTCAGTATGGCTTAACAAGTATTTTATGTGTTGCCTCAAACGTTTTTGTTATATCTGGTTCGGGGTTGAGTTAATGACAGCGGTCATAGGATTTGCTGGACAAGGTAAAAATTACGTAAGAGACAATTTAGTTTTAAATCTTGATGCTTCTGTAAAACAAAGTTATGATGGTGCAGAAAATTTAATACCAGTCAGCGCACCTGATTATTTTGGTAATACAACTTATTATCCACCAATTAATGGATGGAGTCCAAACTTTAATTATTCAAATGCTCCAGATGGCACACAAACTAGCGTTCAATGGGCAGCAGGTGGAGCATATGTAGGTCCTTATTCAAATTACACAGTTGGTGTACCAACAACTGGAAAGACTTATGTTATGAGCATTTATGGAAATGCTCCCCGTGTAGGTAATAATGGATCAATTTGGGTTGACCCAGGAAATAATAGATTGATGACTATTGATTGTAATGGTGGAACAGTTACTTCTGTTGGTACCAGCATAATTAACTCTGGATCTATTAACTGTGGAAATGGTTGGTATAGATTTTGGAGCACATTTACTGGAAGTACTGGAGCAATATATCCAACTTATTATACAGCTCTAGGCGGCGGAACAAATTGTTATTTATGGGGACCTCAACTTGAAAGAGGAGTTTTTCCAGGACCGTATACCCCTACTATTGGGTCTGTAATAAATAGAAGCAATACTTGGAATGATCTTTCTGGAAATTCAAATAATGCTACTTTAAATATGCCATATTTTAATGAACAAGGATATTTTGAATGGGATGGAAATTCAACTACCGATGTGGGCACAGTTCCAAATGCTACTTCAATAAATTTTTCAGAAGCTGCTGCATATTCAATTGATTTTACAGCATATCCATATTCCAATCAACCAAATGGTTCAGGAGGAGCAAATTCTGGTGAAGCAGTAATATTTGAAAAATGGAATTATAGCGGAACAGCAGGATACCCATACGCTATTAGATTAACTGGTTTAGGCGGAACACTTTCTTGGTTTGTAGCTGCTTATAATGGAACAACAGGCCTTAGTACTGGATCAACTGCAACATTAAATGCATGGTCACATTTAACTGCCGTTTATGATTGGCCAAATAGCATTTTAAGATTTTATGTAAATGGCACACAAACAGCCACAACAGCACTTTCAGGAACAGGATTTAGTTCACCAACAAGTCCAATATATTTGGGGCAAAGAATTGGAACTGCAATAGATAGATTTGCTGGTAAAATAGGACATATAAGACAATATAATAAAGCGTTGTCAGCTGCCGAAGTTTTACAAAATTTTAATGCAGTAAGAGGAAGGTTTAACATCTAATGCCAATTAGTTTTCCATCTAGCCCCGTGCTTAATCAACAATATACATACTCAGGTCACACCTGGCAATATAATGGTTCTGTTTGGCAATCAGTTGGTACCGCACAAGGTGTACAAGGTATACAAGGTATTGCTAATCAAGGTATTCAAGGACCAGCAGGTTCTGTTCAAGGAACACAAGGAATTCAAGGTTTGCAAGGTTTTGGCTATGCACAGCTTCAAGGAACAACGGGCGCTCAAGGAACAACGGGAGCTCAAGGAACGCAGGGAATTCAAGGATTAACTCCTGCTAACGTAGCATTCCTAAACGTAGATAATACATTTACTGGAAAACTTTATACTTCAGGCGTTTATGATACTAATGATATAAGCGCACAAGCAGCATCAAATAATATTTCATTTTTACCAAATGATGTTTGGTTTGATAGACTAAGATTTCAAAATGGAGTATTTGAATCTTCTACAAATGGATCAACATGGACAAATACAACATTTAATTCATCTCCTTTTGATGGAAGAAATTATACATCTTTGACTATTCCCGCATTAACATATTATAGATGGACATTTTCAAATCTTAATTTTAACTACATACTTAATAAATGGTTAAGGGTTACTTGTACTTATAATGGTTCAAATCCTGCATATAATTTAACTTTTGAATCAAGTGCAAATGGTTCAACTTGGACAAATAAGGGTTCATGGACAAATCAGGCTTCATCTGTAACAAGAAGAATATTTAATACAACAGATATTGGTGGTGACGGATACATAAGAGTTACAATGCAAAATACTCATGCTACACAGGGCGTAAATCTTGCAAATATAGAATTACTTTCATATCGTGCAGGAGATCAAGGTGGGGATGCAACAGGAATTGAAGGAAACCTTCCATTTGATTGGGATGGATATAGAGCAATTACAATGCAATCAAAACATAGCGGAAGTATTCCATTAACTATTAGAAATAGACCTGTATTTACTACAGCAGTTACTTCTGCTACAGGAAATGGAACTACAGTAACTTATAATTTTTCTGGATCTAGCTTTACCCCTCCAATGGCGGGAGAAACAGTAGGTATTAGTGGTGCCAACCCAACAACTTTTAATATTTCAAGTGGAACAATATTATCAGCAACAGCTACATCTATTACAGTCGCAAATACTACATCAGATACTTATGTAGGAAGTGCAACTTTAAAGGTGGCAGGATTAAACAATTTACTACAATGGTATAACAGCGACGGTTATATTTTAGGATATATTAACTCAAGTGGACAACTTAATATAGGTGCAAATTCATCTTCAGGAATGAATATTACTGGAACAGGATATTTTATAGCATCTAGCAGTGGACTTCCAGCAATGAGAATACAACAAGCATCAGGTCAAACAGGAGATTTATTTGAATTTAGAAATTCAGCATATTCAACAGTATTAGGATCAATGGCAGCAGATGCAACTTTAAAGTTTCCCGCCTTAACATCTCAGGCAGCAAGCAAAGCTTTATTAACAACAAATGGTGACACGGGTGGATTTTTAATTACTACTGTTGCAGCAGCAAATAAAGGTTTAGTTATTAAAGCATCTGCTTCACAAACTGCTAGTATGCAAGAATGGCAAGATTCAACGGGTTCAATAGCAGCATCTATAAATGCTTATGGTTCTTTTCAGACTAGTGGAACATTATCTATAGGAAATTATTTAAGTGGTACACAAGCTTCTGTGACACCTGGCGCATCCACAATTGGATTAATTATTAAAGCTGCCGCTTCTCAAACTGCCAATTTACAAGAATGGCAAAATTCATCAGGAACAGTTCTAGCTAAAATTACAGCAGCGGGAGCAATAGATGTAAAATCAATTACTGTAAATGGAGCAGCAATATCAATATCAGCATTACCAGATATGTTCATGTTAATGGGCGCATAATTTAAAAATAAAGGAGGAATAAAATGGCAACAAATTATAAAGTGTTAGGGCAGGTAAATCCAGCAGCAACAACTGCAACTACTCTATATACAGTTCCTACAGCTACAACACAAACAGTAGTTTCAACTATTGTAATAGCCAACCTAGCTTCATCAAATGCAACATTTAGAATTGCGATAAGGCCAGCAGGAGCAACACTAGCAAATCAACATTATATAGCTTATGATATTACTGTTGGTGCATCAGATTCAACTACACTAACGTTAGGACTTACACTTAACTATGCGGCAGCAGGAGATGTAATAACAGTATATGCATCTTCAGCTAATTTAGCATTTAGTGCTTTTGGAAGCGAAATATCATAAAGAATGGCAATATCTAGTGTAAAAACTTCATCGGTAGTTAATGGTTTTACAAAAAGCAGATCCTTGCTTAATGGCAACTTAACATCAGCAACACCATCTGGGTATTTTGCATTAGTAGTTTCATATTCTCCATATGTTCAAGTTTATAGATGGTATGACGGTTTTGGTCAAAAATATTCTGATCCATCAACATTGATACAACCTACTTATACGCCAGGAATTGTTAGATGGTCAAATTCAGGAAATGATTTAGGCATTTCTGCATTGGGTAATTTATATATATATTCATGGAGCGACACAACTGGTTTTGGAACGCTGCATACGTCTGCTACAATAGCTGGAATTCAAAGTTTTAGATTTAATAATTCAAATAATGCAATTGCTGTTGCAACTGGATCTTCTCCTTATGTAGCTGTTTACCCATTTACTTCTGGTACAGGGATTGGAACCAAATATGCAGATCCATCCACATTACCAACTGGCACTGGAACTGATGTAGCTTGGTCTCCATCTGGAGATGCAATTGCTGTATTTCACGCTACATCTCCTTATGTTTCTGTATATCCATGGTCAAACGGTTTTGGAACAAAGTATGCAAATCCAGCTACTTTGCCGACTGGAACAGCATGGAATGGTGGGTGGTCGCCGTCTGGAAATAATATAGCAGTTTCGCATAGTACGGAGCCAAATATAGCAATTTACCCTTGGTCAAACGGTTTTGGAACTAAATATGCAGATCCAATATCACCACTTCCAGGAGGAACTTCATACACAGCCGTATGGTCTCCATCGGGAAGTAATATAGCAATTACATCAACTAGATCCCCATATATTTTTGTATATCCATTTACATCGGGTACAGGTTTTGGAACAAAGTATGCAGATCCATTTGAAACAATACCTTCTGCAGCATATAATGTTCAATGGAATAAAACAGAAAATGCTATAATGGTTTATCATGATAAATCTCCAGGTGTAAGTGCATGGAAATGGTCAAACGGATTTGGAAAAAAATATGACAATATTGAGGGTATATACCCTAATGGATATATAAACGATATATCTTTTAAATAAAAAAAAGGAGAAAAAATGCAAAATAATAAAATAGAAGAAACAAAAATAAGACAAGAAGAAATAAATTCATATTCAAACAATATTAAAAACTATGAAAATATATTGTCTACAATCAACGGTGTTTGGGATGAAAAATTAATTCATTTAAAGGGAATAGAAGTTCAAGAAGCTGCAAGACAATGCAGTATTGAAGATCTTGAAAGACTTGCAGAGTTACAACTATATGATCAAGTTGAAAATTTATTAAAAACTGAAATTGTTGAACGTTTTAAAGCACAAACAATTTTAAATTCTTTATTAAATTCTTAAATATTAAAAGAGGTAAAAAATAATGGCAATTACTAAAATAAGTACAACAACTATTAAAAAAATTAATAAAGGAATTTCTTTATTAAGCAATAATTTTGCCTATACAAATAATTTTATAGCCATAGGTTTAGGTTCAAACGATGTTTATATTTTTCCTTTTTATGAAGGATCATATATAGGATCTGCTTTAACCAGTGCAGTAACATCTCTATCATATGGATATGATGTTTCTTGGTCTTCATCAGGAGATAAATTTATACAAGGTGGTTTAGTCTCACCATATGTAAATGTATATCCGTGGTCAGACATTACAGGCTTTGGAACAAAATATTCAAATACAACAACAACTTCTACTAATGCCGCATATGGAGCAAGATTTTCTCCATCTGGCAATGATGTTGTGGTTGGTCACGCTGATTCTCCATATGTAAGTGCCTATGCTTGGTCTTCAGGTTTTGGAACAAAGTATGCTAATCCAGCAACTTTACCAACCAATGCCTCACAAGCTGTAAAGTTCTCACCATCTGGAAATAATATTGCTGTTGCAAGTTATTCTTCTCCTTATTTATCAGTTTATCCATTTACATCTGGTACAGGTTTTGGAACAAAATATGTTGATCCAGCAACTTTACCAACCTCATTAGCATATGGTGTTGACTGGTCCCCATCTGAAAATGCAGTTGCGGTAGCGCATTTATCTTCACCATATTTATCAGTATATCCATTTACATCGGGCACTGGTTTTGGAACAAAATATACTAACCCAACAATATTACCTGCAGGCACTGGAAATGATGTAGCTTGGTCTCCATCTGGAAATAATATTGCTGTTGCACACGCTACATCTCCTTATGTTTCTGTATATCCATGGTCAAACGGTTTTGGAACAAAGTATGCAAATCCAGCTACTTTGCCGACTGGAGAGGGACAAGGCGTAGCCTGGTCAAAATCTGGAAATACAATTGCGGTAGCGCATTTAGTTTCACCATATTTATCAGTATATAAGTGGTCAAATGGATTTGGCACAAAATATACAACGCCTACTTTTTCAACAAACAATGTATTTAGCGTAGCATTTAAATAAAATTTATAAATGATATAATAAAAAAGAAGGGAAAATAAATGTCTTATAAAGAAACCGTCTTAAGAGATGACCCAGTAGCGTACTGGCCTTTAACAGGCACATTTACAGCACGTACCTATGCTACTGTTATTGAACAGTATAACTCATATCAAGAATGGCTAAATTCTGAAGACACATATGCATATGAAGCAGGATCAATTACTTTTGAAGATATATCTGTAAATAAAAATCATGCTGCAGTAGGATTTGGTTCACAGCTACCTACATTTTTAGATATCTTAACTCTTAACTCCCGCCTTTTTAGTGATTCAACAAATAATGGTTGTAGGCTTAACGACAATTCTATTATTAGTATTTTTGATACATATAGTTTTTTTGACAAAAATTATGAAGGCGGGGTTTTTGGAGTAGAATTTTGGGTATTATTTCCAGAAATTCCAAATACTAAAACAAACTTGTTTAGCGTAGTAAATAGTTCAACAACTATCGCTGAAGTATATGCTCAAAACAACTATATTTATTTTACTTTAAATACTAATAATGGGTCATATACAACAAAGAAAAAAATAACATCATGGGATAAAAAGGTTCACGTATACGTATCTTATAATGAAAGAAAAATTGAACTTATAGTAAATGGCTTATCTGATGAATCTATTTCAATACCGTTAAATGATAAATTTACAATGACCACAAATCTTTATGTTAAATATAAACTTGGTCCAGCAGCTACTGGCAAATATTTTACAATTAACGACCTTGCTTTTTATACTTATAAGCTTTCACAAAAAGAAATTGAAAATCATATTTTTTGGGCAAATACAGATTCAGGTCCTGATCATTTTGCTCAGCAAGGAAGTGCATATCATTTTGATATTAAATCAACAAGTCAAATGATACACATGCAAAAACAATTTAAAACTGAACAAGATTATGATCAAGGTTCATATGTAAATCTTGTTCCAGACAATTCGGGTATAACAATTAAAAAAACAGATACGACAGGAACTCTTACTGGTACCTGGTATTATAATTTTGCAATTGTTCAAAATATTAATTTTGCAGGAATAAACATATCTTGGGATTCAGCAACTTCAAATACCGCATCTGGAGGCAGTAAAACCGTAAAGGTATATTCATCATACGATCAAGGAACAACTTGGTATGAAGTTTTAAGCAATGAATTGGTTCCATTCTTTTTACAAAATTCACTTAATAATTCAAATGCCAGCTTGATTGTTAAAGTTGAAATGTATTCGCCAGATACGTCCTTGGACACCCAACCAAGACTAGATAACCTTTCTATCAAACTTTATAAAAGTCTTAACATTTCAGCAGATTCGGGCGGTTTCATAATGACCCCTACATCAGGATCAACCTATATGATTAAAGAAGATTCAGACAATCTTTTATCAAGACATAAAAACATTGGTATTAATTTTGTAAATCAAACACCAGGAACGGGATATCCAGGATCAGCTGTTATTACTTCATCTAATAATACATCTTACAAAACAATAGAATTTTGGTTTAAATATGCAAGTACAAATGCAGCCACAGCAGCCGTTTTAGACACTGCAACCATATCAGGGGTAGACTTATCTATATCAAGTAGTTCAAACCTCTTATCAAGCAATCTAGGGGCTAATGCGACCCTATATATCAATGGCGTACTACAATCAACAAATTCTTATTCTATAGTTCCTGGAGCAACTTATTTTATAACTGTTGTATATAATCAATCAACAACTAATCCAATATACATTAATGGAAGTACAGATGGTTCTGTAGCATCGCCATCAGCAATGTATGGATATGTTACAATGTTTCCAGATGCATTAAGTGCAACAGAAGTTCAAACAAGATACCTTTCATATCTTGCAACACAAACATCAACTGTTTATGACGCTTCAACTACACTAGGTACCATATTAGAGTACATTGGATCAGATCCTACAAGCTTAAATGGTGGTCTTGCGGTCATTTCTCATGACCATACATATTAAAAATGGTAGTCAGCAGTACATTTATTACGCTTTAACAACACAGAATGGTATTATAACGATATGGGAAAAATGAAGATTACCCCCGTAGATGAAGTCAACTGGGGATTATATATGTGGCAGATGCCAGACGAATCACTAGTTATGGATGATGAGGGCGGATATCTTTGTGTCCCGTCACTTAAAGGTGACATTAAACAGATTAAAAAGATTAAAGAAGTAGCTAAATATCACGGTCTTTCAGAAGGAAAACCTATCTTTTTTGCTGGACATAGAACAGTAACAGACGATGAACTTGAAGAACAAAAAACCAGATCTAATTTAGGTCTAATTCCAGATACACAGGACATGCCTGCAATGATGGAATATGTTAAAGAAATGCGGGAGATGAAACTAGGATAATGGAACACAATGTAACAATAATGGACGATAACGAAGATAACGAAGTACAAGTTAGATCAAACGTAGACTTTGGTTTTGGCAATTCTATATCAGAAGCATTTGAAGACCCATTTGCTAAATCGTGGGATGACATTAAAAAGATGGATGGGCTTAATCCAAATATTCGTCGTCAAGCAAATAGACTTGAAAAGTCATTTACTGGCATAGATGATGCAAAATCTAAAAAGCTTGATCCACTTGATTTAACAGGTTATTCATTATTCCAGATTGTTCAACCTCCATTTAATATGCTTTATCTTTCACAGCTTTATGACGTATCTCCATATCATCACTCAGCAGTTAATGCTAAGGTTGCAAACGTTGTGGGTCTCGGATATAAGTTTGAAGAAACATTTAAGGTTACACAAAAAGTACAAGATGTAATTGATGAGCCAAAAAAGCTTGACAGATTACGTACAAAGATTGAAGCAGCAAAAGTTGAATTGCGTGATTTTATTGAATCTTTAAATTCAGATGATTCTTTTACAGAAAACATGAAAAAGGTTTATACAGACCTAGAAGCAACAGGAAATGCATATCTTGAAGTTGGTCGCACAGCCACAGGAAAGATTGGTTATTTAGGACACATTCCTACAACCACAATGCGTATTCGTCGTCACCGTGATGGGTTTGTTCAAGTTGTTTATAATCGTTACACATTTTTTAGAAATTTTGGAGACACAGAAACTCCAGATCAAATTGGTACAGATCCACAGCCAAACGAAGTAATTCACTTTAAAAAGTTTACTCCGTCAAACACATATTATGGAGTCCCAGATATTTTATCTGCAAAGAATGCTGTAGCTGGTGATGAATTTGCACAAAGATTTAATTTAGATTATTTTGAAAACAAAGCTGTTCCACGTTATATTATTACAGTAAAGGGTGCAAAATTAAGCGCAGACTCTGAGCGTAAACTTCTTGAATTTTTTCAAACAGGGCTTAAGGGGCGTAATCATAGAACGCTTTATATACCACTCCCATCAGATGGTGAAAATAGTCGTGTTGAGTTTAAAATGGATCCAGTTGAAGCGGGAGTTCAAGACTCTTCATTTAACAACTACGCTATAGAAAATAGAGATCGTATCCTTATTGCTCACCGTGTTCCAATTTCTAAAATTGGCATGCCTGCTGGAGTATCATTGGCAAACGCTAAAGATGCTGACAAAACTTTTAAAGAGCAAGTATGTCGTCCAATGCAAGAAGAGCTTGAGTATAAGCTCAATAAAATACTTTCTGAGTTTACAGACGCATTTGTTCTTAGATTTGAGGAATTGTCTCTTACAGATGAAGAAACAATGGCAAGAATTGATGATACTTACCTAAAGGGTAAAGTAATACTTCCAAATGAAGTTCGTTCAAGAAAGGGCCTAGCCCCAATTGAAGGCGGAGACGAACCTTTGGAATTAAAACCTCAACAAGCAGCAGATGCAAGAATGGATGGCAGTAGAGAACGTGATACGCAAAGAAATCTAAACGCACCAGATAAATCTGGAGGCGGAAGAAATCCAAAAGGTGAAGGTAAAAAAGTACAATAATAAGCACTGTAAATTATGAGTTAATTATAAACACTGCTATTATGTAAATTACATATGGAACTACAAAAAACGTATTGGCAAAACAGCGAATCATCAATGGCCTTATCCTTCCCTATTGCAAAGGTGAATAAGGAAAAAAGAACCGTATCTGGATTTGCATCACTAGATAACGTAGATCGTCATGGCGACATTGTTACAGCTGAAGCAAGTAAAAAAGCATTTGAAAATTTTAGAGGAAATATCCGTGAAATGCACGGTCCATCTGCTGTAGGCAAAATGATTGATTTTAAAGAAGATGCATTTTTTGATAAAGCATCTGGTAAAAAGTATAGCGGTGTTTATGTAACTGCATATATCTCAAAGGGTGCACAAGATGCATGGGAAAAAGTTTTAGACGGAACATATTCTGGTTTTTCAATTGGTGGAAACATCGTAGATGCAAAAATGGAAAAAGCAGATGGCGGAGATGAAGAACGCAGAGTTATTCATAATTATGATCTTCATGAATTATCATTAGTAGATTCACCAGCAAACCCACTTGCTAATTTCTTTTCTATTCAAAAAATGGCAAAGGGCATGACATTGGAAAATGTATTTTGGTGTAAAGAAGATGAAGTTGCTTCAACAACAACAGAAATTACAAAAGATTGTTCAGTTTGTGGAGATGCAATGACAAACGTTGGTTGGGTTGAACAAGCAGATACAGAAAAGTTTGAAGCAATTGAAAAAGTAATTGATTCTTATTTTAAGAAAGATGATGCGCCAGGACCAACACATTCAGCTTTAGAAACAGCAGCTCCAACAAATGTAGTTGATACTAATTCAGCAATCAATCTTTATCCAGATCAAAATAAAACAAAAAAGGTTTCGCCTATCAATGTTGATGCGGCGATTATAAAGAAAAATGAAGGAGGAAATGAAATGACAGAAGAAACAAACGCAGAAGTAGCTCCAGAAGTTACTGAAGTTGAAACTCCCGCTGTTGAAGAAGTAGCAGAAGTTACAGAAGCACCAGCAGTAGACGCAGGAGAAGCAATCGAAAAGGCTGTTGCTATTTCAGAGGTTGAGGATACACTTGATTTCACAAAGATGGTAACTGACCTTAAGACCTTCTTTAATGATTCTATTGAAAAGAATTATGCAACCCATGCAGCAACAGTTCAAGATGTTTATCGCATTGTTGAGGAAACAAGGGCAGAAATGTCAAAAGCGATTGACGAAATTAAGGCTAAGCATGATGAAATCAACAAGTCAATTACAGATATGTATGGAAAGATTGAGTATGTTGATAATAAGCTGAACGGATTTGAGTCCGCAACAGCAGTTAAGAAGTCCAGTGATCTTAACGGATCATTGGAGCAAGAAAAAATCCAAAAAAGTATATGGCAAGGACACTTCCTCGGTGTTAATAGCTTAACTAAAAATCTATAAAAAAATAAGGTGGTGAAATAAAAAATGAGTAATGAACTATTACAAAAAGTAATTGATACAACTAATCTCGGTGCAAGCGGAGTACAAGCGTCAACTGACACTTCTACACTTAGCGGTTCTGGACTTCTATATCCAGATCAAGCTAATCGTTTCCTAGATTACATGTGGGATGCGACTATTTTAGCAAAGGCAGCTCGTACAATTCGTATGCGCTCCAATACAACTGAAATTGATCGTGTTTCAGTCGGTCAGAGAATTATGACTGTTGCTTCTGAGGACCAACCTCGTGACTATGTCAGCGCAACAGAAAATGCTTCTTTTACAAACGCAGCTGCAACTTTCTCAAAGGTTTCTTTGACAACACGCAAGCTTCGTCTTGACTGGGAACTTTCATCAGAGTCTCTTGAAGACAATATTGAAGGTCCAGATCTAGAAGACCACATTGCACGTCTTATGGCTACCCAGGCTGGTAACGATATCGAGGATGTTCTCATCAACGGTACAGGTACAAGCACAGGTTTGCTTTCAGCGTTTAAGGGCTTCAGAGCACTTGCACTCGCAAATGCACACGTTGTGGATGCTAACGGACTAGGACTTGACAAGGCTGTATTCAACCTTGCAATCAAGACCCTTCCACGTAAGTACAAGCAACGTCGTAACCAACTTCGATTCTTCTCAGGATCAAACTTGGTACAAGATTATTTGTACAACCTAACTGCTAACGCAGGTAACGGCAATCCATTCGATATCGCTTCTGGCGTTATCCGTGGTGATGTTTCTGCTAACGATGGCGGTCCAGGTACTGTAACACCATTCGCATTTGGTATTCCAGTGATTAACGTTCCATTGATGGATGAAACTCGTGCAGGAGACTATTCAAGCCCAAGCGGTTTGCATGGTGATCTTCACTTGACATTCCCACAGAACTTTATCATCGGTATCAAGCGTGATGTTACTGTTTATCGTCTATTCCAACCAAAGAAGGATACAATTGAGTACACTCTCTTTATCCGTGTTGGTTGCCAAGTAGAAAACTTCGATGCACACGTAATCGTAAAGAACATTAAGGTATCAGGCTCAACAGGTACATCATTTGGTTCCGTAACACACGGATCAAACGTAACTGGTGGCTCAGGAACCTACACATACTAATATTTATTAGTTGCAAGATTGGGGGAAGGATAGAAATATCCTTCCCTTAATCATTTTCTGCTATAATTAAGTTACATTAACGAGAGGAAGATAATGTCATTTTCAGATTTAAAAATAAGCGAGTTAAAAAAGGCAGCCGAGTCATTTGGAGTAGATCTTGATGGATCTAAAACAAAGACAGAAATTGTAGCACTTCTTGAAGAAGAAGGAATCACTTATCAAATGTATGAAAAGTTTACCAATACTGAAAAGCAAGAAATTGAAATTTCAGAGCTAGACAAGAAACAGAGAGAGAAGAAAATTATGAAAACTGAAAACTCAGTACTAGTAAAAATGGATAGAGATAATTTCTCTTACCAAGCAATGGGTCATTCTTTTACACAACAGCACCCATTTGTAGCTATGTCAGAATCAGATGCACAACGTATCTTTGATACACAAGAAGGTTTTAGACTTGCGACTCCAAGAGAGGCTCAAGAATTCTACGCATAACGGAGGCGTTTTAATTGCAAAATATA